GTTGGGTCCCGTTCTGGGATTAGTTATCCCTCATTGAACTTCGATCGTTAGGAGGACCTATGCAACACCGTACGCGTATTCGAAAACGTCAGACGAGCGGGACAACCCGCACGCTGACGACCGATGCGACTGGAGCTGTATTGGCCCGCTACGAAGCGGTCCGGAGTTCGTCTTATACTCTGTCGGAAATATCCGATGTGGGAGGTGCGTACCGTGGCCAAAAGCCATGTGCGCATACCCGCATCCAAATGAACGACTGTTCATTCGCTTTGCCTCGTGCGAAGCGTTCCGATCAGGACACATTCTACGAGATCAATGTGGCAAGCGTCTGGTCACACTACAGTACTCTTGGCATAGGGGGCTTCTCTATGCCGGACCTGCAGTTTGGCTGTGTACCTTACTACACTGATGTCATGAATGAGTTGATGCGAGACGCTAGTGGCGCAATGCCCGCTAGTGTTAACTTAGTGGTTAATGCCGCTGAATTTGCATCTGTAAAGACCCTGGTGCCGCAGATCTTTGAGATCGGCGGTAACTTGTTGAAAAACAAACTCGGTAGGAAATCCCTAAAGGAGCTGGCTAATGGTCATCTACTCTATTCATTTGGAGTTGTGCCATTAATCAGTGATATTAAGGGTCTTCTGAACGTTCGCAAATCCGTTCAGAAAAGAATCCGTGAACTCGAAGCACGTAATTGTCGCACGGTGAGACTCACCAAGCGATGTGCTCCAAGTGCACGGTCCTCTACCTACTCAGGCTCGTTTAGTGTCTACCCGGAGCACTTGGTTAACTACCAAGGCACCGTGGAATCCACTATCAGTGGTGCTGTATCTGCAGATTGCACTGCATTCTACAATACAGCTTCACCGGAGTCCCAGTGTAAACTGTGGGCTAGCGCGCTGGGGTTATCCACCCCTTTGCAGAGTATATGGGAGCTCATTCCGTTCTCCTTCGTCTGGGATTGGTTCGTACCCATCGGGTCGACCTTTCAAAGGCTGGAGGATAAATTAGGTTTGAGCGAGACAGCTGTATCTTACAGCCTGTCGAATTTCACCCATTCTCGCACAATCGAGTCGCGTACCACCGGTTCTGGTGTTGTTGCCTCCGGATTATTCCCTTCGTGGAATGGCCGGAAACAATCGATTCCTACCTTTAGTGGACGCTGCTATGTCCGTCAGGAGGGAATTCCTCCTGGCGGTCGACTGATACCACCCATAGGGTGGTCACTCGGCAAAACGGCTCTATCACTCTCACTTACTGCACAGAAGGTGCTTAAATGAGGGCCGGAACCGTGGCGCGGGTGGCATAACGCCACTCGTTAACCAACACGTCCTTTGGACGTGTTCAACAAGGACCAATACTATGCTCAATAGTTTTACTGTCAAGAAAGCTGACGGCACTACGGACGTGACGTACAGTCTTCAAGGTACTGCCAGCGATACCGCTAGCTATATCGATGCCTCTTCCTCTCTTGCCGCACCGCGGCAGGTGAGGATTTCGCATTCGATCAAGCCGGTGGGATCTGCGGGTTCGGATCGCCATACTGTGCTGGCACAGAGTGTCGTTCAGGATGCAAACAATGCATCCCACGTCATCAGTGCTTCGCTCACATGGACCGTGCCACGAGCAGCCCAGGCCACTGACAGTCTGTCAAAAGACTGCTTGGCGGCCCTGGTCAACTATCTCGCCTTGACGGGCGTCAAAGACGCCCTCATCGACGGGATTATCCCTTAATCGGGTATCCTTCAGTAATAAACCTTGATAAACCTGAACATCCTTAAATGGAGTTATCATGTCTAAAGCATCAGACTTAAATGTCTTGACAGGTGAACAACGTAGTATCCTCCTGGCAGTCTTTCGTGACTGCAAGGATTATTACCATAACCGACGAGATTACGACAGTGATTATCAGTCTCTGTCCAGGGCATCTCTCGATGAGCTGTACAACGGTTGGAAATCGTTTAATTCCCAACTCGCGTCTGGCTCAATGGAGGTGACCGTTCCGGTTATAACCCGTTTCCCCTTCTCGGTCGCGCGGTCCACTAGTGATAGTGTCCGTGCGATCCGACAGGTATTAGGGTTATTCACACGGCTCGAAGGTTTCTGCGATTCCGATCCGGCTCTATCTGCCTATCGTCAGCGCGTTAGCGCTGCGAGAGCCAAGCTGCCGGACGTATACGTCGAAGTGGCTCGATCCCTTGTCAAAGCCTGGCTCGGCCCAGCGCCATCATTGCTGGACTTGCGTCCACAACATGGTCCTGGTGCCGTTGCTGAGGGCTATAAACAATGGGAGAAAGCCCACTTCAAGTATACGTTCAGACAACTTCGCCCCTATGGGGCTGAGCTCCTCTACCTTAATGGTAGGCATTTAGCAGAAGAACCACGCAACTTGCAAGAGTTAAGGCATCCGATCACTCGCGTGATCTGTGTGCCAAAAGACTTCAGCAAGCCACGCATCATTAGCGCAGAACCATGTGTTATGCAGTTCCTTCAACAAGGAGTTGCACGATACATGATGAGTGTTCTTGAGCAGCGTTGTCCTTATCTCAACTTCCGCGATCAATCTGTCAATGCTATTCTGTCGAAGAAATGGGACGCCGTTGCGACGCTCGATATGAGCGACGCTTCGGACACCGTATCTAGACGTATAGTACGACAGCTCTTTCCTGCGGATTGGGCGGATCTTGTTTTCTCTCTTAGGAGCCATTTTGCGGAGTTGCCTGACGGCACCCGCGTCCCTCTGAGAGCATTTGCCCCAATGGGCTCTGCTCTCTGCTTTCCAGTGGAAAGCATCATCTTTGCCGCTGTCGCCGGTTCGGCGATGCTATGCATGGATGGAGGAAAATGGTTCTCAAAGGAGAGGAGGCAATACTTCCGTGTCTATGGGGACGATATTATTGTCCCAAGAGACGCGGCAGAGTATGTTCTGGCGGTACTCCGGGAAACCGGGTTCCGACCTAACGAATCGAAGTGCTGTACAACTGGGTACTTCCGCGAAAGCTGCGGTGCTGAGTGGTGGCGTGGCGACGACGTTACCGTCGTTCGACCGCGTTCACTATCAGCCCTGCATGTGTCGCGAGACACACGCGGGCTATCCGGGGAGCTACCAATGGTAGCCCACGCGAAAGCGTTGTACCAGCATGGTTTTCCTTTTGCCGCGCAGAAGCTAGCAGACTGCTGCGACTTTCCCGTTGCCTTAGGCACCGGGCCGGGTTATTGCCCACCTGCACTGCACTGGCCTAAGCCAGGGCGGATCAGATGGAACCCAAAGTTGCAGCGCTGTGAGCAAGAAAGCACGCTACCGATTCAGATAGCGGCGCCTAGCGACACAGGGTCCGGATACAATTCCCTTTTCTTGGGGATTGTCTCTGGTTGGCAAAGTGAACAGGTGCTTACACCTCGCATTTCTGCGAAACGTAAGTGGGTTCTCGCGGCGCCTTTGGCGGATCGCGAGTGACCGAGGGGGCTAGCGCCTCTCTGCAATGTTATCCGTTCCTCTCCTTCCGTCCACTTCGGTGGGTCCACTTCGGTGGGTCGCAGATTCGTCTGCGGCGGCATGCAGGTC